CGTCATTTTTTGCTCAAGCTCATTTTCTGCCCAGCTCTCAATTTCACCGCGGATCAAGTCGATCAGTGCAAGCCGCTCGGGGCTCGGGCCGGCGGGCGCGGCTGCCGGCACTTTGTCAAACTCGGCCGCTGCGGTATTAATCAGGACCATGATTGCGGTCACGGCAGCTGCTTTGTTGCCGGATGGTAGTGTTTGAATCAGAGTATTTGCATACTCGACGGCATCGTCTACGTTGTCACGGGTGGCGAACAAGTTGCTCGAATGCTTTTTGAATGGGTTTGTCATAGCTCTATCCTTTCTAGGTGCTGGCCGGTTCAGCCAGTAAGAGAATAATACCGCGGACCATGGTCCGCGGCCAATGAATTGTTTCTATCGGGGCTTGGGCTTCGATAGCTTAAGCTGGGCTTCTTTCTTCGTGGCAAACCTGCCGCTAATCGGCACGTCATACGGGCCGGTGACAATGTACCAGCCGCCCAGCAGCCGGTGGTAAATAATGCGAACGCTCACAGCATCCCCTTGAGTTCGGCCTTGATCCGTTGCGCGTCAGGACCGCGCCACGTGCCAGCATTGGCCAGAAAGTAAGCCACGATAGAACGGGCATCATCTTCCCCGTATCGGCTGGACATGCTGTCCAGCGAAGCCATGGCTTGCAGGTACGGGACCGCGCCAAAATACACTTTGGGCCACGTGGCCCGAATGTCGCGGGCAATAAACGACAGCATCCGCGGGCCGCGGTCCACGGCATCCGGTGCAAAAGCCGCAGCCGTTGACATTTTGAAACTGTCGGCAAGATCCTGCCCGCCGTTCTTCGCAATCCATCCGCGGCCGTCAAGCCCCAACGGGCCGCGGTCAATCACAATTTGATTCTCGCCCCATACAAGCTCAATCGATTCATGGCCCGCGGCCAGTGCCTTACGAATAGCAGCCAGCAAAACCGGCTTGCTGGGCTTGTTCACATAGTTGATTGTCAGCATTTTCTCTATCCTTTCTGTTCCGGCCAAGATCAGCCAGACCTCAAATATACCCCCGCCACGGGCCGCGGGCCAATCGTATTTTTCTATCAAAAACCCGCCTCCGATAGCCGGCCGCGGGCCATGTTTCACGTGAAACATGCCCACGATCCGCGGCCCGCGGGTCATGCAAAAAATGCATAACGTCATGATCCACGGTGCAAGAATCGAGCGGCAGGGACCACGGGGCAGGTTTACAAGCCGGTTTTACCGAATTCAACGATACCGAAAACCGCGGTTTTTCTCTCTGAACGATACGTTTTTTGTCTCACAGTTAATCATTAGGGTCAAAAATAGACACAATCCACCATAAAAGAACGAAGATTACCAGCGCAAATATCAGCATTGGACCCTCTCCAGACCGATATCGCCGGCCACGTGGTGGCGAAGCATGGACCCAAAGGGCAGCGCCTTGGCAAAATCACGCACGGCCTGCGCGTCATTGGCTTTGCCTTTTGTTTTTGTCCCGTGCCACTGTATAGCTGTCGGGCCGCTTGCCGCATAGCAGCCGCCGCCGGTCTCGCTTCCGACTTTCTTTTTGCCGGTCCCATGGGCCACAAACACAATCACAAAATTGCGTTCACCGCGGGCACAAAGGGGGGATCCATCACCACAGCGCTGGCAAGTGAAATCAGCGGATAGATCCGCGGGGCAGCGGGCAAACTGTATCCCGTCCACTTTCTTAGGCCAGCTGTCGGCAGTGTCCAAAGGTGCAGCGAATACCGCCGGCCGGCCGGCACGCATAGCCGCTACTGCTTCCGCTTCATTGTCACAGCTGGCATTGATAACGGTCTTGCCGGCAGCCGGCAGGCCCAACGCAGTGTATGGAAAGTGAGAGTAAGTCCAAGCCTTACCACCACGGGGCACGGCATCCGTTACCGCTTGCATATATTCAGAGTCCAGCTGATCCGTGCCGGTCTCACTTTTCGGATGCAAAGCGCAAGACTTAGGGCACGTGCCATAGGTCTCATGTTCACCGCTACGATATGTAACCGCTATTGGGCCGGTCTTGCTATTGCTGGAAATTGCAACTGTTCTGATCATGGCTCTATTCTTTCTAATGGATTAATCGGTAACTGACAGCGCTATCTTATACTGATAAGCGCCGCCGGCTAATTGATTTTTACTATTGAAAATCAGGACTAGATAGTTCTTCCATCTCTATCAAAGCCGCTATTGCTTGATCTTCAGTTTCACCATAACCCATAGGGTCAAGATAATCATATCCGCAGCGGGTGGCACAATAATCAGCGCCACGCCATGGAATCGGCGGGGCGTAAAAAGTCACGATAATCGGGGTCATTTTTTGGCCTTTGGTTCAAAGTGTCCAAGCCACACAGCGCCGGTCACTTGTGGCTCATAGCTTTTGATTTCGTAGGCAGCATCAGCGGGGACGGGGACGAAAAACAGGTTATAGGAATAACCGAATTTTTCCATCAGTTTGATCAGCGCCGGCAGGTCGCGGGTCTTATTGGTGGTCTCCCAATCAGCCACGCTCGAGGCGTAAAAGTGAAATTCGTTTTGCGGGTTCATCTCTATCCTTTCTAGTCGCATCAACTCGATGCAGGTGAAATATTACCACCGCATGCAAACCGCTACCAATTGATTTTTTCTATGGCAAATTAGGTCTTGATAGCCAATGCAAAAGAGCGTCCCATGGCATGCCACGTGCCGGCCACGAAGCCAACGCCGGCAGCCGCAGACCCTGCTCAAGCAGGGCAATCGCCTGATGCCCGCCGTACAGGTGAATCAGGGACGGCCGCTTAGTCGTGCCCTCTTGCAGGACCAGCACAAAGCAGGGGCGACCCTTGGCAGTGTGGCGGGTCATGAAAGCCACCTGATGAGGGCGAAGCTCTACCTTCAGCCCGCGGGTGACCGCTTTAAGCTCAAGGCCAACGAAAGCAGGGCCAATGCCCACCAGCATGTCAGGCACGCCAAGGTTGACCCGATTCTCGATGCGCTCGATGTCACAGCCCAACGGCAGCAGGCCCTCGCGGACCCGTTTCGAGAACCGCGCCTCAGGGGTTGTCGCCAAGGTCGTTGTCTCGCTCAAAAATATCTTCGGGAGGCTGCTCCACTCCCGCGTCAAAAGCCGGATCGCGTTCTCTTTCAACACTGTCAATCACCTTTCCAGTGTCAGCATCAATCAGCGCTGTCGGAGGGGGCCCGCCGTACAGCTGTTTCAGCTCGTCAAGCTTGCGCTGGACCTCTTCTTTGCTCATGGAGTCAATTGTGCCGTGCCGGATCTCTTTGCGCTCAACGTAAATTGTGCCCAAGGCCTGACCGCGGCGGTATTCAGCCTGAACAGCAGCAGCGAAAGCGCCCGCCTCCAGCGCCTTATCGCGGATCGTCTGCAAATCCTTCATGTGCCGCTCGTACGAGGTGTTGTATTTCGAGGCCAAATCAGCCCGATAAGCCTGAATCGCGGCCACCACGTGAGGGTACATTGCAGGGTTGGTCAACTTCCAAGCCATCACTGACGCGCTCGAGACCTTGTACCCTGCGCTGATCGCCGCCTGCTTCAGGGTCACTTTGCCGTCACCCGTGACGTATTCCTGCACGAACTTGCGCTCTTTGTCGTTCAGGGGCTTGAGGCCCGCATTGGTCCCCGTTTTAGGGGCAAGCCGGCGAACCACCTTGTCCACCTTCACGGGCGGAGTGTTCCAGATCTCTGTCCGGCTCATCAGACCACCCGCCAGAGCCGCCAGCCGGCCTTGTCAGCCCCTTGGTCCGTGATCCTAAGGGTAAAGGTCCAACTCGGCTCCAAAGCCTTCCCAAAGCGCACAGCAGCCACCCGCGCCGATGTAGCCTGCTTCTTATCGCCAAAGAAGATGCTGTCCCCCACTTCCATTTCACGGAAGGGGTACTTGCCCCGCTCAGTTGGCAGGGGGATATCCCGTTCAATTTCAAACATGTGTGTCCTTTGCGTACGCTATGAAGCCCCAAATATACATAGAAGATGCCTATAGGTCAACACGCAACACAAAAACAGGGAGCACTCGCCTTCTCCCCTTCCCAACCTGATCCAACCAAAAGACCGAGGTCCCTGAAACCTATATAGGGAGTCTGAGAAGAATGAAAATATTTTCTCAAAAAAAAAGTCATAGGGACACCCCAGCCACACACCTATTTTTCTCACCGTAATGTTGGTGTAGTACCCACAACCCGCATAAACGCTCACTTCTTACGGCATTACGTCTATTACGCCAAATCCATGAAAAATCAAAAACAAAAATCAAAAAATAGTTGAGATCTCTATATAGAATACCCATTTCCATATAAGAACCTCGGTCCTTGGTCCTTTTTTCATATAAGACGCACCCAAACCAAGGGTAAGTACCTACGTTTTATGCGTTTTTAAGTACTTGACGTGTACATTAAACCCCGTCACAATAAATGCCTCAACATAGAAAGGATAGTGTCACATGAAAAAGAAAACCGGCCTCAATTCCGAGGCACAGGCCCCCTCGGATGACGAACTTCGCGCACTTTGCGATAAAGCTCGCCTAGACTCCATGGAACTCGTTTACTACTGTGAAGTCAACATCAAACGTCCTTCACAGTCTTTGTTCGCCTTGATCCTTGCAACGACAGCCTTGGCACGTGGCCTTGACATGGACTTGCACACCCTGATCGGAGCGATCATGGCGGCCTACAAGGAGGACAAAGACCTTGTCGTTTTGGAAAAGCCAGAAGACAATGGCAACCCCCAACACAATTCCAACCACAAGGATAACAAATGAAACGTCTTGCTCAGGGTACAGACACGGACAATCTTGTTTTCCTGTACATCACCGATGACTGCTCTGTGCCTTTGCACTGCCTTTTGTCCTATGACGCCCCCGAGCGCGGCTCTAGGGAGCCCTTGACGGGCTTGCAGCTGGAACCTGACTACCCAGCCACCTACACGCTGCACGCGGTCTTTGCGGGCTCTGTGGACATTTACGGTTTGATCTCTGATGCGCGGATCACGCTGATTGAGGAATGCGCTTTTGACTTTTTTGAAGGATAGATCATGGGTGAATTTACTGGATGGACGTTGATGATCGTGGCCCTTGTAGCGTGGTTCAACCACATTTTTACGTGTTTTTCTGAGGGGTTGTGGGGATTCTTGGTTGCTGGGGCGATCATGTTCCCGATTGGGATCCTGCATGGTGTTTGGTTGTGGTTTAAGTGAAGGGGCGAGGCATGTCTACTAATGATTCCATGAGCCCTGAGCAGGCGTTGACTTTGGCTTTAACGCTGGCGATAACTGCGCCGAGCGAGGAAAAAGCTCGTATGTGTGTTGCGATGGCAGAGGAGATTGCAGCCACGCTGACCAAGAAACAGGTGGCTGCTTGTAAGGCGGACGCATTGAAGAGGGTGAAAGATTATGTTTAAAAATATATGGGAGTGGGTCTTGGTCCAGTGCAAGCAGATCACGCCACCTGAGCTGATTCTTGCTGAGTTGATGGAGGCGGAGGTCCAGCTTTTGAAGGCGGAGACTTTGCGTGAATATGCGGAGTCGCAGGTCTCGTACAACAAGACCCGCGTGAAGCGTTTGAAGGCTTACCTGATCGCGCCAACACCACCAGAGGAGAAGGCAGTATGACCAAGAGTTACTGTGAAAAGGCCCGCATTGAGTGCCCGCAGCTACCGCAGTGCCTTGTCGAGTGTCGCTACGACAACGCAACAGTCCGCAAGGTCAAGCCGTACCCAGCAATCCCCCCTGACATCAAGCCTGTGCCGGACACATGGCAGACAGTTGGCACGGTGATGCTGACAGCCATCATGGGTGCGCTGGCCGTGGTCTGCATCCTGTTGTTCTTTACTGGCGTTTGGGTTTGGAGCTTGCTGATATGAATATGAACACATTCCCAAAAGACATCGGGCCGTACACAACAGGGGTGTGGAGATGCCACCAAGGTAATCACGGAGAGTTTCTCGTGAGTTGTGAATCCTACGGATTTGCACCGATAGCAAGGGTCAAGGGCGATAAGCGGTCAACG